GGCAATTGGAGCGCATAACGTAGCAACGTTAGAAGAATTAAAAGATTTACATCTTTATGACTTTGGTATTTTTATAGAGTTACTACCAGATGAAGAAGAAAGAGCTATGTTGGAAAATAATATTCAGGCTGCTATAGCACAACAATCAATTGATTTAGATGATGCTATAGATTTAAGATCTGTTAGAAATGTTAAACTGGCAAATCAACTATTAAAAGTAAAAAGAAAAGCTAAAGCTTCTAGAGATCAACAAATGCAACAGCAAAATATCCAAGCTCAAGCTCAAGCAAACGCTCAACAACAACAAGCTGCAGCACAAGCTGAGGCTCAGAAGCATCAATCAAAGACTCAAGCAGAGGCTCAACTAGAGCAAACAAAAAATCAATTAAAAATTCAATACTTACAACAAGAGATTCAAGCTAAAAAAGAATTAATGCAATTTGAGTTTGAATTAAATTCTCAGTTAGAAGGGATGAGACAAGACACTGATAAAGAAAAAGAAGATAAAAGAGAGACTAGGAAAGATCTAAGAGTTGATAGACAAGCTAAGCATCAAATGAATATGATTGAGCAAAGAAAACAGGGTGATGCAGATAAAAAATTTGAATCATCAGGTAATGATATACTTACAGGAGGAGCGAATATGGGAAAATTCGGCCTTTAATTTTTTTTAATATTTTATAAAATTTTATTATGATAGAACTAAATGAAGAAGTTACTGAAGAAGTAACTGACTCTGTTGAAGAAACAACAGATGAAAATCAAGATCAACCCGTAGAAGAGGTTGTCGAAGAAACAATAGATGAATCTAAATTTGAAAGCGCTGGAGATGATAGTGTTTTAAAAGTAGATTTAAGTAATCCACCTCAAATAAAAGAGGATAATATAACAAAAGTAAACGTAGGAGAAAATCCAACAAAAGAAGCTGTTAACGAAGAACAGCCGGTAATAGAAGAAGTTACTGAAGAAAAGGTAGAAGAGGTGAAAGAAGTTGTTGAGGAGGTAATTGCTGAATCAGAAGCTACCGGAGAACCTTTACCAGAGGGAGTTCAAAAACTAGTAGAGTTTATGGATGAAACCGGTGGTGATTTACAAGACTACGTAAAATTAAACAGAGAAGTTAAAGACATGGACGACTCTGACGTATTAGATGAATACTATAGAAGTAAGAAATCTCACTTGACACCAGAAGAAAGATCATTTTTATTAGAAGATACTTTCGGTGTTGATGAAGACGTTGATGATGATAAAACAATACGTAAAAAAAAGATAGCCCTTAAAGAGCAAGTTGCCGAGGCTAGAGCCTACTTAGACGGGCAAAAGTCTAAATACTATGAAGAAATTAAAGCTGGGTCAAAGTTGACCCAAGATCAACAAAAGGCTATTGATTTCTTTAATAGATACAATAAAGAATCTGAAGAACAGAAGAAGGTAATCGAAGCAAGGAAAAAAACATTTTTAAATAAAACTGATAACTTATTCACTGATGAATTCAAAGGTTTTGAATATAAAGTTGGGGATAAGAAATACAGATACAATGTTAAAGATGTTGATAAAGTAAAGACAACTCAGAGTGATATCAATAACTTTGTTAATAAGTTTACTAACAATGGAGATGTTATTGATGATGCCAAAGGTTATCACAAATCTTTATTTACTGCTATGAATGCTGATGCTATAGCTAATCATTTTTATGAACAGGGAAAAGCTGATGCTATCAAAAACAGAGTTGCTAAAGATAAAAACATTAATCTAAACCCTAGACAGACTCACGGCGAAACAAATGTTGGTGGTGTTAAAGTTAGGGTATTAGGTCAATCTTCTTCTGATATTAAAAACAGATCTTTCAAAATTAAAAAGAAAAATTAACTTAAAAAAATTATAAATTATGGCAATTACTAATGGGCCGTTGTTAAATAAAGTTCCATCTGCACAGCAACAAACTTTATCTAGCAACTATATAGACTTCGCAGGCGGTTCGACTGGCTGGGAGCAACAATACCTGCCTGACTTAATGGAAAAGGAAGCTGAAGTGTTCGGACAAAGAACTATTTCAGGTTTTTTATCTCAAGTTGGAGCGGAAGAGGCAATGACTGCTGATCAAGTAGTATGGTCTGAACAGTCAAGATTACACTTATCATATGTTGGTACAGTTGATGCTGACGGTGATACTAATGGTACTTTCACAGTTACTCACGATATCGATGGATCTGCTGATGGTGAAAATGGTTTCGCTGTAGCTAGTCACGGTATTAGAGTAAATGATATTGTACTAATAGCACAAGCTGGCGCTGTAGTTAGAGCACTAGTTGTTGAAACTCCAGCATCTGCTGCTGTTACAGTTGAACCTTATTCTGCGGCTGCATTATCAGAATTATCTGATGGTACTGCAACTTTATTAGTTGTAGGTTCTGAGTATGGCAAGGGAGCAAAATACGCTGACATTACTGGTGCTGCTGCTGCTGATTCAAGAACTGCATTAACTCCTACATTCAAATCTTACAGTAATAAACCAATCATCATGAAAGATTACTACGAAGTATCTGGATCTGATGCATCACAAATTGGATGGGTTGAAATTACTGGAGAAGAAGGACAAAATGGTTACTTATGGTACTTAAAAGCTGAAGGCGATACTAGAGCAAGATTTACTGATTACTTAGAAATGGCAATGCTAGAAGCTGAGAAAACAGCTGCCGCTTCTATTATTGGTTTCAATGGAAGTATTGTTCGTGATGGTACTGATGCTGGTCTTAATGGTGCTGGTACTGAAGGTTTATTTGCGGCTATTGAATCAAGAGGTAATATTACTTCAGGTATAACTGGTGTTAATGCTGCTACTGATTTAGCAGAGTTTGATGCTATTTTAGCTGAGTTCGATAAGCAAGGTGCTATTGAAGAAAATATGATGTTTGTTAATAGAGCTACGTCTCTAGCAATTGATGACATGTTAGCTTCAATGAATTCTTACGGATCTGGAGGTACTTCATATGGAGTATTTGACAATGAAGAAGACATGGCGCTTAATTTAGGTTTCTCAGGATTTAGAAGAGGTTCTTATGACTTCTACAAATCTGATTTTAGATACTTAAATGATAAAGCTACTAGAGGGTCAATCAATGATAGAGCAGGTTCTGCAGCTATTAGAGGTGTTATGATTCCTGCTGGTACATCTACTGTGTATGATCAATCTTTAGGTAAAAACTTAAAAAGACCATTCTTACACGTTAGATATAGAGCTTCTCAAACTGATAACCGAAAAATGAAAACTTGGGTTACAGGTTCTGTTGGGGCTGCTACATCTGCTTTAGATGCAATGCAATTACATATGTTATCAGAAAGATGTTTAGTTACTCAAGGTGCTAACAACTTTATGTTAATGAAGTAAAACTATTTATTTATAAGGGCGGTCTAGTATCGCCCTTATATTTTTATTAATTATATTATATATTATATTATGACAAAGAAAAAAGAAACAACTAAGGTTGAAGAACCTATAGTTCAAGAAACAGTGGTTGTAAAACAACCTAAGGTAAAAGCTCCTGAAGTAAAAGCTAGACCAAAAAATACTTGGGAAATAAAAGACAGAATGTATTATTTAAAAGGTGGTAAAAAACCTTTATCTAGATCTATTAGACCCGCAAACATACATTGGTTTGATGAGGAAAAAGGTTACGAAAGAGAATTAAAGCATACCTCTAACCAAAGAACATGTTTTGTCGACGAAATGAAAGGTGATCAACGAATGGAACACATTATATTTAGATCTGGATTTTTAATGGTACCAAAAGAAAAAACAGTATTACAAAAATTACTTTCTTTATATCATCCAGATAGAGATGTTTTATATTATGAAGATAAACCAGTTGCAAAGGCTAAAAATCAAATTGCTTGGTTAGAAATGGAAATAGAAGCGTTAAACGCTGCTAGAGACATAAGTGTTGATTTAGCTGAAGCTATAATGAGAGCAGAGATTGGCTCTAAGGTATCAGAGTTGAGCTCTAAAGAGCTTAGAAGGGATTTACTACTATTTGCTAGAAGAAATCCTCAATTGATGCTAGAGTTAGTTAATGATAAAAATGTTCAACTTAGAAACTTTGGTATTAAAGCTACAGAAATGAGAATAATCAAATTATCTGCAGATCAAAGAACTTTTACTTGGGGATCTAATGATAGAAAACTAATGACTGTTCCCTTTGATGAACACCCATATTCAGCGTTAGCTGCTTGGTTTAAAACCGACGAAGGTATGGAAATTTATTCAAATATAGAAAAAAGAATGAATTAACAATTT